CTTAGTGATGTCACGGAACAGCATAGCGCCTGTAGCATCATCCATAACACGGATGGTGTCGCTTATATTCATGTAACGACGAGCAGTCTCAAGCATAGAGTTCAGGATAGGCTCAAGGAAGGTACGTTCGAAGTGTGCAGTCTTGTGTTCAAAGATACGAGAAGCTGAGTTCTGTAGGCTCTGTACTTCGAAGGCAGTCTTCTCACCAGGAGTACGGATACCCATAGCTTGCTTAGGTGCACCTGCCATCTCCTCCATCTTGTTCTCAAGAAGTTGGATCTGAAGGTCAGCTTGAAGTGCAGTACCATCAGGTTGCAGATAGCCTACGTCACCTTCTTCACCTAGGTAGATACGTGCACCTGGTTCGAAGTCGAAGTCTTCTACGTCACCACGGATCTTCATAATAGGATAAGCAATCTGGTCGAAAACGTCAGCCTTCAGGTTCTCCAGATGGTCGATACGATACTGCATACCAACCAAGTTATCCAACGGACCCATAGCGTACAGGTTGTCAGGACGAGGACGCCAGCCTGCGTGGAAGATAGGAGCTTGGCCCATCCAGCTAGGGTTCTCATCGTTGCTGATGACGTAGGCACGGTCAACAACGGTGATGATACGATCAGTCCAGAGTGTCTGTTCGTTGTAGTCGTAGATGTCACCATAGAAGGTAAGCACTTCGACAAAGTTAGATTCGTAGTAGTGTTGGATAGACGAGAAGCCATCAGCAATGAAGCCAGATGCTTTGTCCAACATACCATCGCTATTGCCTACGTAAGCACGAGCATGGAGCATCTTATCCAAGACTTGCTTGAAGTGAGCATTGGAAGGATCAGATTCAACCTTCTTCTTGATCTCACCTAGGGTCAAGATACTCTTGATGATCTTAGGTGTCTTAGTGAAGGAGGAGGCAGTAGGGTTGAATACGATGTCGTATGGCGACACACGTACTAGCTTAGGGCCTACGTACTGAGTAGCAAGCTCACCACTCTCTTTGACTTGATAGTTGTCTTCCCAAGTGACTGTAGCAAAACAGTTACCGTACTGAATCCAATCGTACAGCAGATCAGAAGCTGTGTTCACGAAGTCAGACTGACGGACCTTGTTATTCATATAAGCCTGAATAACGTCACGTTTAGCTTTGGTATTACCTGCTGCATTCTCAGCTTCAAACCGCATCCACTTCTGCTGAGGGAACAGAGTAGCAAAGTAGTTAGCATGGAGGTTATCCATGATCTGCGTAAGCTTAGGAGTGGTCGTAGTGTTAGACCAAGGAAGAACTGCGTTACCCGTAGTCTTCGTGTCGGTAGCGTACAGGTAGTTACGAAGTTCTTTCTTCTCTTCTACCCAGCTAGTACGAAGCTCACTCCACTCACGCCAGCGATTAGCAATCTCTACAGCCAAGTTGTCTGGCCCTAGTACGTGCATGATGTCAATAGTTTCACCAGCCATTACGCAGCACCTCTAAATTTGTGTGAAGACCAAACCACATTACTCTTACGTTGTCTGTGGACAGTCTTACTTGGAGCAATAGCCATATCAACTACAGAAGCTAGAGCGTCAATTACGTCATCGTGAGCAGGGTTACGTGTAGATAGTTCTTCTTCTAGGATCTGGATGTTGCCACCACGATAGTGCCACATCTGCATATTGTCGTAACGAGGTTCAAGGATAGAAGCGATACGTTCTTGCTTGTTGCCTTGGTGCTTGTTAGGACGATACTCTTCGATACTAATAGATAGACCGTGCTGCTTGATTAGTTCCTTAAGCTGCTTAACGATTGCTACCTGAGCAACAGTAACTTCAGCCCTCATCTTCCTGAACGACCACTTGTTAGACAGTACTAGGATATGCTCGAAGTACTCAATGATACGATCAGTCTTAAAGCGATCAATGTCTAGGACCAGTACGTTGTTCTCTGAGTCAACACCGATAACGACAATGGCAGTAGAGTCAGAACGCTTACCCAAACTAAATGCAAAGTCTACAGCAGCAAAGACGTTAAGACGGTTCTCTTTGTAGAACCAGTAACCATTCTCAAGTCTCAGGAACTTACGGTCGTAGTACTGAAACTTATCGCTACCTACTGGTACGTTGTCAGGGTCAGATGGGTTGTTGTAGTACTGTGCCCTGAACTGCCCTTTGTCCAAGTACTGACCACGTTTCTTAGCCAAGATCTGGGCATCGAAACCAAACCACTTACCATCTTTACGTTGCTGACGGGGCCAGAGGAACTGTCCAGTACCGTCACCATTCTCTTCTACTGCTCTCTCAAAGACTTCATAGATGCTTTCTTCTGCAACCTTATTGAACTCTTTGTCGTAGATATCCTCAGCCATAGACATGAGGTCGTTATACAAATCAGCGGGGTGGTAACGAGTACCAACAACCCACTCCTTAGCATTCGCACCTTCGATGGAGGAGAGCAGGGAGTACTGGCTCTTAACCTTACCTCGACCCTCACCTGAGTATGCGTTCTCGTATACAACTACGTCATCAAGTACAGCGATGTCACAGTGCATACCAGTTAGAGAAGTAGTCAGACCACCAGTGAAGATAGAAGGATCACGAACATTCTCCTTCTTACGGATAGGGTGGTCTAAAGCAATTTCAGAGTTAGTCCACTTAGACCGCTTACCTTCATCTGCATTCACATGATCAGGCCAGTACCTACGATAAGCATCACAGGTAAGGATACCCTTCATAAAGCCTAGCTGCTTCTCTGCAAGGTTAGCAGTAGCAGAGATGTACAGCACACGTAGGGTAGGATCTTTAGTAAGTTCCCAGACTACACGGTATGCAACCATACGAGACTTCTGATGGTCACGAGGAAACAAAACAAGTTGGTGTGTCTTATGTTCTTGACGTGTCCACCAAGAGAGAAGATCTGAGTGACACTGACCTAGCATCTGGTCAGGAGCCACTAAACGAATGAAGACTTCCAAGTCATTTTCAGCAGCCGCTCTGATCTGGTCTACAGTAGCGTTCATGTAAAATGTAACCTTAACTGTCTATGTGTGGCAATTATACAACACATCTTTTAAGTTGTCAATACCCTTTACAGGCAGCGTCGATAGAGGCGATCAGCTTAGCTCCAGTAACGACAGACTTATCTCCGCCATCTAGGGCTAAGGCGTTAGCGTGTTGTGTACGTACAATAGCCGTACCGTCACAGATGGCCTTTTGGTTTACCACGTTCATGCAACCACTCACGAAGGACAGCAGGATCATCACCAAGATTGTCTGTCGCATGGTCTATAACCTTCCTCGTATCAGCATAGGCCGTAGCAGCCCGTAGGGAGGCCTCCTGGCGCTCATCCCGTCTTCCAGCTACCCATATAGCCCACACTAGAAGTACCCCTCCTACGGTCCACACAACGAGCCTACGGAAGTAGGACGAAGTTAAGGACCATAGAAGCATCATGCTGCTTTACGCTTATTCCAGACAGACCACAGAGCGACAGCAATAGTAGTAGCTGCACCGCCTAGGGTAGTAGCAGTCTCAGCATCTACCATACCCTTACCGACAAGGTAGCCACCAAGAGCAGATGCTAGTGCGCGGACAATACCGCCTACTTCAACAGAGGACATTACTTTACTCCAAACAACGCAGCTAGTGTACGAATGATTACAGTGATCAGTGACTCAGGCTTTTCCTTAACAGGTTCTGCTACGTGCATATCCGCTACTACGAAGGTAGGACTAAGGAAGAGTTTACGTTCAGCTTCACGACGACGAACAAGACCCTTGTTTACTTTGCCACCAGCTTTGTTCCATAGAAGGATAGCATCAGCAGCTTCGGTGAACTGTCCTTCATTGACCATGTGTAAAGCGGATGAACGAGAGAAGGCATAAGGGCCTACATTGTAAGCAAGGCTGAGCAACGCACCAAACTGGTTGTCGTTAACCTCACGAAGAAACTTAGGCTTGATCTGCTCAGCAAACTTTTTCAGACCAGCCATCAAGAGGAGTTCAGCTTCTTCTTGGGTAATCTTCATACCAGCTTTAGGAACTACACCTAGGCCAGCGCCTTCAGTCGTACCATATCCGATAGTCCATACACCAACGATGTCTTGGTATGCCTCAAGTTTGCATCCCTCAAACTCTTTAACAAGGTTGATAGTGGCTTGGTTGATGTTCACTTGTGTGTATCCCTCTGGAGTATAATCATCTACGACTCAGCCACCTACATACTTGGGATGGGTCTAAATGGGCGCCTCCGGCACAGAACGCGATTGAGGCAGAGGCCGCTATGGTTATCCGTGAAAACCGCGACGCCATTCTAACGCAAATCATCGACCCGCTTGTCTCCAACCCCTTACGCTGGGCTGACATGACCGCAGATAAGCAAGCAGAGTGGGCGGCGTATCGTCGTGCCTTGCTGGACATCTCACAACAGTCTGGCTTCCCGCATGATGTTGTCTGGCCTATTGCGCCGGAAGGAGTGTAACCATGTCCACAATTCGCGCTAACTATGTAACGGATGCCGCTGGCACAGGCTCTCCAAACTTCCCCAATGGGGTGAGTTTCTCTGGCACACCGACAGCCCCCACGGCAAGTGTTGGCACAAATACAACGCAGATTGCTACGACTGCCTTCGTTAATACAGAAATTTCAGGAGATGTTGGCGTTGCAAACTCATCCTTGGTAATGACTGCGCTTAATGCC